GTTTTTTTTTTATTCCTAATACTATAAGGACCTGAAGGTCCTTACAGCATTCGAATAAACAACAGACTTAAATTACAGAAGTAATGGGGGGAAACTCATATTAAAACACACACTAGGGTCTAGTCAAAAAATAGGGGGACACCCCCTTATGTTTTTATCTAGTTGAAGTTGGGTCCCACCTGGGTAACGTAGATATCCGCAACACCAGAGCTTGACGGCATAGTAAAGGAACCGACCGTAATCTGAGGATTAGTAGCAACGCTAGTAACTTGAACCATGAGAGAAATCATCATGTTGTTAGCTGCAACACCAGATGCTGGACCTTGGGCTTGATAGCCTGATTGGAAGGCATTGAGGGCTTGAAGACCAGTGTAAGTAAAGGTCGGTGCACCCACAGTAGGTACTGCTCCACTAGCCTGATAGTATATCAGTACTAGAAACTGTTGCCCCACTGCTAAGCCAGATGAGGCATTGAAGGTAAGGGTCGTAGTACCCGCAGTAAGCGAGAGATTAGATGCTGCTGTCTGAACGAAACCTTGGAACGGCCAAGATGGGGTGTAGGTCGTCGATCTCATATGAGCGGACAATATGTTATTGCCGGCCAAGGCCACTGCCGTTGGCTTAATCAACTCAATCTCATAGGTAATCCACAACTCACCAATGGTGACTGAGGTACCCTGAAAACCTGACGTAGCGATCTGAAAGTTACAAAGATCGTACAGTCTCTGATCAGTTCCCGCATTAATATTACCAGTACGAACAAAGAGAACATCTGCAAATGTAACCTTGGGGTCACACTCAATCGGATGGAACACCGACAAACTTGGCTTAGTCGATGTCGCATACTCCGAATTCTGCATTGCCTTCTTGTTCTCATAATTAGGGTCTGTTGCGTCATAGTTCGACGCCATAGTCACAGTACCCAATGCAATGTTTGTACCTGAAATTGCATCAGCTGCCATTGAGCGGAATTCAAAGAGAATTCCTCTAGGCTTCCATTGTTGGAAGTTTCCTGCCATTGCCGATAACCACGGCATAGTAGAAGGAAGACCCGGATTCACGTAAAAATTTTGAAGATTAAAGGCCCCTGCAGTGGAGCTAGTGACAATATCACCCAAACTCTCCTGATGTCTTACGATAACCGAAGACCCATCATGACTGGAATTGATGACCTCTGGGGGTCTTGACCCTTCGGGTATGACGTTACCACCTTGATCCATGAGGGAATTAGTCTCTACCTTGTATTCACCGAATCCGAAGAGACTTCCAATACCGTCCTCTAACTTGTCTCCAAGCCAGCCAAGCGCTTCACCGCCAAGAGGAACCGGTAACATACCACCTACTAGTTGACCGGCAAGGCGTCCAAGTCCTGTGGTAGAATGTTCTTTAGTAGTATGAGAGTGAGAACCCTTATGGGCAACCTTGGGTTGATGAACACTCTTATGCGAAGCCTTATGCGAAGATCTCGCAGCAGACTTCTTGGGAGCAGACTTCTTCATAGACGAAGCTACTTTCGCAGCTGCAACTGTTGCAGCCTTCTGGGCCATGAAATTGGCCTGAGCTAAGGTAACTCTTTTTTGTACCGAAGATCGGTAATTGGAGGTACGTTTACCATAGCCTGAATACATATTTAATGATGATGGGTGCGGAATATAGTACAATGCAGTTTTTGTATATACTAGCTACCGAGAATAAAAAAAGTGCGTTGGAACGCACTGTACAGTTTTTAAAATCTGAAATAATGCAGTAAATTTCAATGGAAATTTGGAAGTGCGTTGGGAGCACCTATCTTTTTCAATTAGGCTGGGTATACTGAGATTTACTCACCTACCCAGGTCACTGAGATGAGCAACATTGTATACCCAGGTAAGGTACAATGTCCTTACTGCCGTAAAGAAGTACGTCCCGAGAACCTCGATACTCACGTAACCGGAAACAAGAGATGCATTAAGAAGCAACTAGACCTACAAGTTCCAGGCTTCTCCGATAACGAATCAATTGTAAGCAATATCAGTGATTCTGCATCAGTCATCACTGATACTTCGAACGAAGTTGAAAGCAACTCAGTATCGTCTGAACCCCATAGCGATACTTCGAAGAGCAACCCTAAGAACTCCGATAACGGAAGCAAGAAGGACGATAGCGAAGGATTCGGTAAAGAAAACAAAACCAGAATCCGCAACGGATGCTTCACCCAACGAGCTGAAGGGTGGAACCATCAAGACCTAATCAACAAGCTGAATGATGAGGAATTCAGCAAAAATATCAGATACCTAACGTTCCAGTTAGAAATCAGCGAGGGAGAATACCCTCACTTCCAAGGTTACATTGAACTCAGACAACAAATGTCTGTATCCAGCATCAAGAGCAAGATATTCGGATCCAAGAACCTACATATCCGCTCTCGAAAAGGTACTGCTGAACAAGCAGCACACTATTGCAAGAAACCAGTCGAGGACTGCTCTTGCTCATATTGTAAGAAAGAAGACCCACTCAAACTAAGTGGGCCATGTCTCTGTGACCATTGTAAGGTTGCCCGAACCCTTCCAAATAATGGTCATGGACTCATCGACGGTAAACCTTGTCGATTCGAATGGGGCGAACGTTCACAGGCCTCGAACATCGAAGGCCGTAACCGTGTCATCAGCGGACTACTTGAAGGCAAGAGTGCCGATGAACTCATGGTAGAAAACCCAGAATACGCGATTGCTCACGCAAACGGTATCCGTTCCCTAGCTCACGCTATTGAAAACATGCAAGGCATTACCAGGACCAAACTCGAAGTCCACTGGCTCTTCGGATGGCCTGGTGCCGGAAAGACTTTCCTTGCAAAAAAGATAGCGGGCCCTAAGTTCTACGCTTGGCCTAAAGGAGCGTCCAAACCGAACAAGTACCGCCGAGAAAAAGCCGTCATCATCGAGGAATGGAATCCCAATTCCATCGACATAGACAGCCTAAAGTGTCTCCTAGACAAGGAGAACACTGCCAGCTTCGATACTAAGTATCGAGAAGACGGTATACCATTCTGCCCGGAGGTCATCATAGTTACCTCAAACGAATGCCCATGGGACCTCATTCGTAAACCTTTCGACAGAATCGCCATCAGTCGTCGGTTAACTACCATCACCGGCTTTACCAAGCCTTATGAGGATAGAGATCCCAACATCGAAGATGATGGTATCATCAAGCTTACTCCCAGTGCACGAGTCGATCCACTCGTAGAGTGGGATAAGCTCAAACCTGATAACTGGATGTAAGCTACCCAGCCAGTTATGCCCGGTTTATTTTTACCCAGAGGAACAGCCCTTCGAGTTACCCTAGAAGCCACATTCGTGAGCTGGGTAACTCGGGGCTGGGTAAACATCTCACCGAGCTATAGGTAATACTAGAACTATAGCTCGGGGTAACTGAGATGAATTCCTACCCATCATCTAAACTAACTACAATGACCCTTACGGACATCGAATAGTAAGGACCTTAAGGTCCTGATAGTATTAGGAATAAAAAAAAAACATTGAGTCGAGATCCCCCCACCCACAACTGTGCATCACGCTCACGCGGATGCGCTCCCTTCGGACGCGGGTAGTCCCCCCCCAACTCAATGTTTTTTTTTTATTCCTAATACTATAAGGACCTGAAGGTCCTTACAGCATTCGAATAAACAACAGACTTAAATTACAGAAGTAATGGGGGGAAACTCATATTAAAACACACACTAGGGTCTAGTCAA